AGCTAAAGATGGAATATTAACATACTTGCGCCAAGAGGATAACCGAAGAGTTATTAAGAAGATGAAGTTTGAAGGTGAAAAGAAGTTAGTAGAAATGTACCAGGAAGTACTTGATAATAATGGTAGTATAGAAGATGCAGAAGCTGCTCAATTGTATTTAAGAGAGAAAATTAATTCAATGGATCCAGGTGATCCTTTTGCAGATACTTCAGAGTTAATACTAGCAGCGCTTTCATTATCTCCACCTATACAAACTAAATTTAGAGATGCTATTTCTTATTATAACACTGAAAAATGGAGTGCAGATGTAATTGCAAATAAAAAGTGGTCGTATGATTCACCTCGTTGGAAAATGGCAGGACTATTTCTTAAAACAGCAATTAATGTACCTGCACATTGGGTACCTAAGAAAATTGAGGTAGGTAAGCAAATTGCTGTAGGAAAAGGAAACAGAGCAGAGAAATTCTTTATGTTTGCTGGATGGTCACCATACGATTTTGATCTTAAGGATGAGGAGTTCGAAAAAATCAAAGCTGATGCTAAAGCAGCAAAAAAAGAAGAGGATTACGAAATGAGCGTTGTTGCTAGAGATGTTAAGAAGCTAAGAAAAGCAGCTAAAGATTCAAAGCTTTCTGCAGGAGAAAAGAAAAAGATAGCAATAGAACAAAAAGCTAAACGATCCGCTGCAGGTAAAAAGGGAGCTGCTACAAGGGCAGCCAATAAGAAAGCTAGGAATATTGCGCTTTATGAAGAAGCACAAAGGTTGGCAAAACTTAAGCGTAAAAAATAATGGAGAGAGAAGAGTTAATACAGGAAGTAAAGAAATATTTTAAAATAGAAGAGTTAGTCTCAGAAGCCGTGCATAATAAGTACGGTGAGACTGCTTGGTTTATATTTCAAACAGAATTATTGGCAAGTTTACTTTTAATTAGGGTAGGTTTAGGAAAGCCTATTACAATTAATACCTGGCAAAATGGTGGTAAATTTGATGAAAGAGGTTACAGGGAAAACTTATCTGATATAGTAAAGGCTAAAACAAAGAACGGGCAAGTATACTTAAGTGGACATGTTCTTGGTATTGCGGTAGATTTTACTGTCAAAGGGATGACTGCTACAGAAGTGAGAGCTTGGATAGTAGAGAATTCACACATGTTCCCTTGTAAAATAAGATTAGAACGAAGTGTAAACGGAAAAGAAATTTCCTGGGTGCATTTAGATACAAAGTATTATGACGATAACCCTAAAATCTATTTATTCGATATTTAAAGGAATTATAATAACCATACTCTTTTTAATGGGAGCTATGGTACCAGAGCATATTGTAAAATACCCACGACTGCTGGCGCTATTAGGTTGGTTATTTTATATAGTGTTGGGTGGCTATTATTTAACCACCCGACACTAAACTTTTTAACTACCACACATTAAACAATCACCATCATCTTCACCCTCAGCAGCCCTTCTTGAGGCTTCTATTCTAGCTCGAAATTCTTCTACACTAGTTGGTTTAGGGCTCTCAGACTTTTCTGTTTGCATTGCTTTTTCTTCCATAGCCGCTAACTTTTCTTTACTAATAGTAAACTTGATAGCATTCACAGCAGACTTAGTTCTTAAATAGTACATTCCAGTTTTTAAACCTTTTTCCCACGCATAAAAATGCATAGATGTTAACTTTGAATAATTAGCATCAGCTAAGAATAAATTAAGAGATTGCGACTGATCTATAAAATTACCTCTATCAGCAGACATATCTATAATATTCTTCATACTCATTTCCCAAACAGTTTTATACAACTCTTTTAATTTGCTTGGTATCGGTAAGTTTTGTACCGATCCGTTATCTGCAATTAACATTTGTCGCATATCATCATTCCAAAGGTCTAGCTCTATTAAGTCTTTTACCAAATATTTATTTATAACAATAAATTCTCCTGCTAAAGTTCTTCTAGTATACACGTTAGAAGTGATTGGTTCAAAACATTCAGTATTACCAAGTATCTGCCCAGTCGACGCTGTTGGCATCAAAGCAGTTACTAATGAATTTCTTATTCCCCATATTTGAATACGCCTTCTTAGCTCATCCCAATCATACCTACCACTTAATTTTTCGTAATCTAATCCCCATAAATCAAATTGAAATTTACCTTCTTGTAAAGGGGAAAATTCAAATGAGTCATATGCAGGTAGAGTTTCAGCAATCATTGCAGAAGCATCTAAAGCTGCATGGTAAATAGTCTCGTGTACTTCAAAGTTAATTCGCTTTGCTGCATCAGATTCAAATGGTAACTTAAGCTCAAAGAATAGCTCCGCTAACCCTTGTACACCTAGTCCAATTGGTCTATGCTTCTTATTCGAATATTCTGCTTCAGGTAATGGATAACTATTTTGATCAATAACATCGTTAAGGTTTATTGTAGTATCGAAAGCAACTTTATGCAAAGCTGTGTGATCTACAAATTTAACACCATCCACTTCTTTTACAAACTTTGGTAAAGCAATAGACGCTAAATTACAAACGGCTATCTCATCTGGAGATGTATATTCCACAATCTCAGCACACAAATTAGAGCTCTTAATCGTGCCCAAATTTTGTTGATTAGATTTACTATTAGCAGCATCTTTATAAAGCATGTAAGGCGTCCCAGTTTCGATTTGAGACTCAATAATCTTTTCCCATAACTCACGCGCTTTTATTTGTACAACAAACTTCCCTTCTTTTTCATAAGTAATATACTTATCGTTGAATTCCTGACTGTGTACTTCACTTAATCCAGGAGATTGATTAGGGTCCATTAAAGACCATACACCATCTGCTTTTACTCTCTCCATAAATAAATCATTAATCCACATTGCATAGAATAAATCTCTAGCCCTCATCTCTTCTTTTCCATGATTCTTTTTCAAGTCTAGAAAATCAAAAATATCAGCGTGCCAAGGTTCAATGTACATTGCAAAAGACCCTTTTCGTTTCCCTCCACCTTGATCTACATATCTAGCTGTATCGTTAAATACTCTTAACATTGGTACAATTCCATTTGAAGTACCATTAGTTCCGCTAATGTAAGATCCGGTTGATCTAACATCGTGAATAGATAATCCTATTCCTCCAGCTGCTTGCGATATTACTGCAGTTTGTTTTAACGTATCATAGATTCCTTCAATACTATCATCTTTTGTTTGTAATAAGAAACAAGATGCTAATTGAGGCTTTGGTGTACCTGCGTTAAATAAAGTAGGAGTTGCATGAGTCATTTTCTTATCTCTCATCATCTCATACGTTCTCTTAACTTTTACAAGATCTCTACCGTGAATTCCTAATGCAACACGCATTAACATATGTTGAGGTCTTTCTACGGTCTTACTATTTATTTTTAATAAATAACCTTTCTCTAAAGTTGCATACGCAAAATAATCGTAGGTATAATCATAGTCATAATCGATCATTGCTTCAAGCTCCGTTGCATAAACTATAGTCTGTTCCCAAAGATCTTTAGAAATAATAGGACTATGAAGCTCCGTTTTAGGATTTACATAGTGTCTCTGAAAGACCCAATTGTATTTTTATGCATGTTAGAAATTGCAATATTTGCTGCTAACTGTCCATAATCAGGATGAGTAGTAGCTAACGCTGCCGCAGACTGTGCTAATTCTTTATCGATCTCACTACTAGGAACTAGATCATATAAACTATCCATTACCTTAATAGCAAGTTTATGGGGATCAATGACCCCCGATAAACCTTTACTTTTCTTTGCTATTCTTGTTACTATCTTGTCAAAAGACATTTCTTCGGTAGTAACTCCATCTCTTTTTAGTACTTTCATTATTTTATTGTTTTATATTTCCCTAACTACCTCCATTAATTTATCAGTAACAGCCTTTACATATTTTTCACTACACTCTGTCTCTATCTTCATTCCTGCTCTTAATAAAGGTGCTTCAATGGTAATCT